TACCAAAATAGCAGGGTTGTTCCGGCGATGTCCCGCCGGTACTGCGAAAGATTATCTGATCGTGATCTTGATTATTATTTGACGCCGTCTGCATTAATTCATCGGCATCACCTTGCGGGATGCTGGATAGTGGCGACGTAGATGCGCTGCGTTCTTCTTCTACAACCCAATTTAGACCATTTGATCCGATCGGGCTGACACTTTCCCCCGTCAAAAAAAGTTTTAATTTTTGAAGAAGATCACGATAATCTGTAGCTGTTCCGGTTTCTGTTGCCATTAGTTCAAAGCCCTCTTAATAGCGTCCGGATTTTGTGATATGGCATTCACAATCGCTTGTTGAGCGGAAGCCGTATTAAGGGCGGCTCCAATCGCGGCTGGGTCAGTCACGTTCGTAATACTAACAGGTACCGTCACCTGGGGTGCGGCTATTTGCCCACCATCATTGGGAATCACTGTACCTGGACTTCTAGGTGTGATTATTTCAGGTCCCTGCTCACCTACCATGATTGGCCTCCCGGCGGAGAAGTCACCCCCGTCGGCGAATCCGAGAATACTCGAAAACAATCCTCCAAGGAAATCAGGGGAGCCACCACCCCCTCCGGCCGCTCCACCGAGAGAGCCAAACTGTTCACCCAAGATTTTAAACACTTGGGCGGATAGAGCTTCAGCTGCCATTCTTTTGAGAACGTCAACGAAATTTGACAACAGGCCGTCTAACCCCTCGTCGAAAGGATCGAACAGAAAATCAGCGAATGCGGTCTGAATATTTCTTGCGGCTTGGATACTAATCTGCTCTAAGAATTTCGCGAAGGCGTCATTTTTCTCCAAGGCACTAGCTAATTCATCTTGAGCTGAAATCAGCGCACGATTAAATGTTTCTTGATTGATAGCGCCTACCGCTAGGAGCTCGTTCAGTTCAGCGACAGCCATGTTATATTGTTCTTGGGGAGTGATATTCGCTGCGGTTATCGCTGCGCCCCGTTCCAATTGCTCATTATAAGCTTGAACTTCAGGTAACGATTCACGATATGTTTCAGTTGCTAAGGCAAGAGCACGTTGGTATGTTTCAGTCGAAATTACCCCAGCGTCTAATAAACGATTATTCTGAGAAATTGTTGATTGAAAATCTTCCAGTGGTGTTTGAACCGATTCAGTCAAAGCCTTACCCAATCGTTCCAATTCTTTTCGTAGGCGCTCCGCAGCTTTTTCAGCTTGTGGATCAGGTTGCGCAAACCCTGTGGGATCAGGATCGGTCGTCAGTTCTAACTCTCTCGCGGCCCGGCGCTCTTCTTGCGCACGTTGGAAGGCTGCGCGTTGCGCATCCAATCCTTCAGCGACTGCTCTTTCGGCATTGGCAAGTTCTGCTCTGAGTTGCTCAGTTTCATTTCTTGCTTCTTCCGCGAGATCTGAAACTCCAAGTAGTTTCGCAGCTATTCCCGTTGGTGAATTTCGGAGTATGGTTCCAATAATTGTATCTTCACCAAAAGTGGTCCCATCAAATATTCCGAGGAAGCTCTCCTTGACATTTGCCGCTGCCAATGCCGCCTGTTCATCGAGTGTTGAAAAACCGCCGGCCAACGCACTCACAAATTGTGAAACCTCAAACGCACCCTCAAAAAATCCTTCACTTAAATTGTCAATATTTGCGGACAGTAATTGAACCGACCTTGCTCCTTGTTTAAAGAATCCAGTAGCTTCACCAAATCGCCCGATAAACCGTATCAAGGAGTTTTCAAGATTGGTGAATGCTTGACCAATCGTGACATTGATGTCACCAAACTCCTTATCAAGAACATCCTTTTGAGATTCAAGGGCGCCAATGACTGCTTCAGCTGATAGTTTGCCAGCTTTACCAAGTTCACGTAGAGCGCCAATCGGCACCTGCAAACCATCTGCAATAGCGCGAGCAAGACGAGGAGTTTGTTCAAGTACTGATCTTAATTCATCGCCCCGTAGGGTTCCAGACGCCAAACCTTGCCCCAACTGAACTATCGCGGCTGTCGCTGAAGTAGCACTGACACCTGATATGGTGATAGCTTTAGAAACGGATTTAGTTACATCAAGAACGCGCTGCTGACTGATACCTAATTGTTCAGCTGAGCGTGCGATACGCTGGTAGAGTTCAGCGGTACTTGCCAATGGTACACGCGCTTCTTGCGTGATTTTAAATACTTGCTCTGTCACAGCAGTGAGCTCGGCTGAGCTGTCAGTGACGAGACGAATACGGTTTTGAACTAGCGTCCAGGCATCCGAATAGGCGATGACACGGCCGATGGCAAGAACTCCACCCAATGCCCCGATAGCTTGACCGAGGCTGGCGCTTGATTTCGCAGTTTGTCTGAAACCGCGATTTGCTCTACCCAACGCTTGATTGGTATTTGCTGCCCCACGACGGATCTGGTCCAGGCTACGAGTGACTTGACTAGCGCCTGTTACTGCCCCTCTGCCGTCTATGGTTACCGCTAGTTCTGCCATTTTGTTTCGCCTTAGCTTTTCTCTCTAAGTCTTTGAAATAAACATCGTCCAGTAAACGAATAAAGCCTAGCAGTTCTTCAACATCTTCGCGCCCTAAACCTGCTATCTCCGCCCATGCCAATATCTCGACTAATGTGATGGCTTGCGGTACTCCCATTAACCAAGTTCTTGATTTGGTTAATTCTACATACGCTCGCCAAACCCAGTCAAGAGTTGATGGAAGTTCTGGTCGCCTATCAAGTGCAGGTACTGGGCGACCGGCGTCTCGTAATGCCTGGAGCTTATCGAGACTGGGACCAAATTCAAGATCCCATTCGAGGAGCTCCTTTAGGCGTTTCCCTCCTGCGCCGTTTCTTCACGGCGAAAAGCCGCTTGTTCAGTTGCGAGCTCTACGACAAGGTTGCGAAAATCTCGTAGGTCACGAAGCAATTGAAAAGCAGTTTCAGTGCTGTACTTGATGACTTTCCCTTTGTCATCTTCAAGACCTTTCCAATCCAGGAGAATACTTTCAGCCATAGCTTTCAGTAACAATTCGTCACTGAGATCTTCAGATATGGTTTTGTTCCGTATCTGGGTTTTGTGAGGCTTTGAAAGACGACGAACGGCTTCCTGATAACGAGGATTTCCAAGACGTGCTATCAGTAACTTTCCGCCGTCTCCTATGTCAACCCAAACTCCCTTCTCCTCGAGATCGAGGTCGGTGGCAAACGTGCTTATTTTCATTGGTGGCTTCTCTCATGTTACACAGTACCAGCCGGGAATTTATTGATTGCGACCATGTAATCACTGGTCGGATCCCGTTTGGCGTTGAACTCAACGCTGACAAGTACATCCGCATCATTTCCAGGTGTCTCTGTCGTTCCAGATATGAATTTAACAGCTGGGAAATCAAACAGGTAACTATCACCGCCAAGTGTTGCCCGGAAACTGATGCTAACCGTATCGAAATTCAAATAACGTTCAAAGAACGTACGATCGAGAAGGTAAGCTTCTATGGTTCCGGTGACGTTAGTTCGTCCAAGTCCGATTCCACTATTAGCTAATGAACCGATACAGGGTTGAGCACGAAGGTTGTTTTCAATCGAAAACTCTACACTGGTGAACGAACAATTTGGATCCTCGACGCCATTGATCAAGATGTCCGTGATATTGTCAACGGCATTCAAGACATCGGCGGTCGAAACTTCTGTAGGCAAACCATCACCAATAGTTGCGCCTACGCTGAAAGCTTGTTTACCTTCAAACGTGAACGAACCATTTATGATTGATCCAGGGGCAATTGTGAGGCTCACTGTACCGACCCGCATACCGGTGAAATATTGAAATGCACCGGTATGCGGTGAATCAGTTGTCACCACCACATCACTGAATTCTTTTTCAATGGTGAAACTTTTTCGTGTGACACCATTTTTAATGAATGAACCACGAATGTTGAACGTTCCAGCGGGCTCCGATGATGGTGGAGCAGTCGTGAATCGAATGAGCCCAGCTGCGGCGTCAACGAATGCGACTTTGTAGAAACCATCATTCGTCGGTGAAGTTAAACTTCCGGTTATTCGCAAGAACTGGCCGACTGAAACATTGGCCAACCAGTTCGGCGATGGCTGTACCGGACTCGCAAGCAACTGAAATACACCAGGCCCGGGTGAACCAAGAGTGAAACTCGCTGACACCGAAACTTCATTCACTTCTGCAGAGAAGTTGTCGTAAAGCCCGCCGGCTAAAAGGGCATCATGAGAACCGAACGACAGCTCTACGCCGACCTCTCCACCAGCGGATACCGCGGTTCTGATAATGTCCGAAACCTGCCTATCACTTCGAATTTCTTCGGAGACTGAAGTTTCGGTGGTTTGCGTCAGGGAGTCGTTTGTGAAGCGGAATTCATTGAGATTCGGTGCCTCCGGTGATCCACCGCTGACTGGAATCTCGCCCCACGCAGTCTCCTCAACGAAGAATAGTTGAACTGAACTGGAGTCACTCATTTGCTAATCCTCTACGATATGGCAATGCAATCATCAGCCTGGTAATCGGTCTGGGCACGCCATACGGCCCATGGCCCATCCACGCCTAATCGGTCAACTCCCGTTCCTCGAAAGATAACCCCGTTAATGGTTCGGCCCATGAAAATTTTCGCTACGCTGTCAGCGAGTTCTTTCGCAAGGCCATCACCGCTTCCCGCGGGTACAAATATTTGGACGAGTACGACGCCGACTCGTCGAAAGCGCCTTAAACTGCCCATCCCTACTTGACGCTGATCACCAGGGAGGACGTTCAACCGCACCCAAGAAGTATCCTTAGGTGGGTCATAGTCTACATCTGCGAAGGAAAAAGGTACAGTAGGCTGCTCTATCGGCCATTGGGTATTGAACCTTTCACGTATGGTTTGACTGTCAGAAGCAAAACCCATCAGAATTGCGCCTCCACTTCCGCGATAGATAGCGCAACCATACCAGACGGAGCTTGCTGGCTACTGCCACCTTCAAGAAACTTAATATAGTTCACATTGTTGAAAATTGTGATAATAGCGTAAGGATTGGTGGAACGATTAATGACACCAGCGCCCTGCGCAAGGGTTGACACACCAGCGCGATCTAATTGGTTGACTGATTGTTCAAGCGCCCTGCCAAGATTCACTTGCCAGTTACCTCTCGCCCGCCCAGTATCAACTGGAGTCCGAAATACTATCCTTCTAAGAAGATCTAAGGCCACTCTCTTCTGCAGCTTGAGATGCTGTTCTGGCATCTCTTCTTCACTGAAGTTTTTCAATGCCTTGTTGAATGAACTCAAATTAACGATGCGAATTGACATATCATTGACGTATTTGAATGGTGTATGCCGCGGCTAGTGCGCCACTGTACAAAGGATCTATTCTGACAATTTGCCAACGTTCATTATTCAGCACTACCTTGTCACCAATTTCTGGCACAAACCCAAGATTCAAAGCTTTTATAGTGGTAATCAAATCACCCGCTTGAACAGTGTCAAACACTTCACCATATACCGCACGGAAATCCTGACCAGAAGCCAATCGTTTACTAAGGGGGACTGGCGGTGTAGATATAACGTTATGCGTGGTCTCAGCCTGCGAGGTTTTGCCTGTCACTGGATCGTAAGATTCAGACACCTGTATGTATAGTATTGCTCCACCAAAGCTCTCTATCAGCCTCTCAGCCACGGGTCGCATAATGCTGTCTAATTGGCCTGGCATATTAAGCCCTCACTAAGGTTCCAGTATGCGGAGTTGAAGGACGCAGATATGGTTCTATGATTCTTGTAGCGGTCCAATACGTTTCAGTTTGGCTGGTATTACCACCATCTTCTGCAGTCATGTATTCAACTTCAAGATCGCCCACTTTTTCCCGTTTGGTTTTTCTGCCGTAATTTGGCTGTAATGAAATTGTTGCAGCCCCAGCCGCGTCAATTGCCGAAATTGCGAGGAGCATTTGCGCTTGCTGCACTTCAACTGGTATGACATTTTCACCGATGAAAACCGTGTCTTGGAACTGGAGCGGCACATTGACCTGGCGAAAAAATGGATCAAAGAAATCAGGAACGTCTACTCCACGACGTGGCCAATCCAAAGATTGGAATGCTTGGACACGGCTGCCTTTCCAAAGAAGGCGATATTTCTGCTGCATGTATGAAGCCGCACGAACTAATGAAGCTTCTTTAGCTTCATCACTGGCGGTCTCAATCCATAACGTCGTACCAAGATTTTCAAAGTAGGTATCAGCGTCAGCCACTGAAACATATGAATTTGCGCTGGCGATTACAGTACCATCTTCAACAATAATTGTCATTTCAGTTTACCTTTTACTGCCACACGACGAAGGTAGCAACGTTGCGGCGTATTATCATCAAGGGCAAGAACTTTGAATGTATAGGTTGACCCAACAACAATGTTCGTACCACTTAACCAAAAGACTACTGTGTCATTTCGAAGTGGGCTCGGTTGTGGGCTCGGTTGCGGTTGCGTATTCGTCAGAAAAACCGAGGGGCTACCGTATTGCAAGTCTGGCATTGGTGAAACTTCTGGCGCCACTGATTCAAGAACAACAGTCGCATCAATAATGCTTCTTCCCGCAGCTAAAAGATCACTGAATTCGACACTGTAATCTAAGCACTCCTGCGGGTCGAGTTCTGGTAATTTTAAAGCCATTATTCACACCCCTCTGGTGGTGGAGTCACGCCGCGGTCTTCAGATTCGTTTCCAACGGCTCTATTTTCAGCGGGCGGCTTGATAGTTCGTTGTTCATTACCAGCGATAGTAGACCTTTGCTCGGAACCCGTTGAAATAAAGCGTGACTCCGTAATTGGTTTAGTCGATCTCGTCTCCGTAGCCGCTACCGCTTGCCTATTTTCTACGCCCGCTGTGACCCTACGAGTTTCTGGGTCCAAAGCTGACAAACGATCCTCGTCACCAATAACCAACTTCCTACCTTCATCATCGAACACGAGTGATCTTATCTCACCTGTTGGGCGCCGCAGTCTTTGTTCAGCGATGACTTTCAATGCCCTATCCTCTTCAGGAAACGGGCAAACGAATCGCAACGAATAATCGATTCTCTTGACTGCAACCAGTACCAGTAATTTACGGGTAAGGCCGAAAGAAGAAATGGAGCCAAGAACATCAACATCGCGACCCAGCCCTCTTGTGACAATTGAACCCACATTAAGTCAACCTGTCACGTCGTTCTGAACCCTGACCGCGATACGGCTGAGCAGTGGTTACGCCTTCGAATAGATCCGCTTGCATAAATACATCAACATCATTGTCATCGAATACCGTCATTATACCCGTATTTGGATCAGTATGCGTACGGTTCTGTAAAAGCTTCCGTGAAGTATGGGTGTCGATTCCCCGCACTAGTTCCGAATCATCAACAATGGGGGAAGGGCTTCCCAACAGGGTCGGATCGTATTCGCCAACCCCACGCACTTTTATTTGTCCGCCGGTATTAGTAGGCCCCAGAATTAACGTGCCCGGGTCAAGATCGATCGAAGCAATTGCTTCCGGACTACGCGCAACCATGTTCTGAATTTCCAGACCGCCACTATAATTTCGGAAATTAGCGTGATGCGCGCCGTTCCAATTACAAATCGCCGCAGTATTTCCCGGCCTTTCACTATAGCAAGAATCGAAAACACAGTGCGCATCCGTACCAAGACCAAAATTTGAAGGGAATCCGCACCGCGCGAAATGCCCGGAAATATTTATCACTTGATTAAGGCTGCAATCGTCTGCCTGTATATCGTTGC